GCGTACATCGGGCATGAGAACACGCTTGACTACCTCCATGCCCAGCCCCAGCAGGAGCAGTGCACGACCACTGATCGCTAGGGGCGTGGGCGGGGTATCATTGACTCTGTAACGACTGAGACGGAGCGTGATATGGATGTAGAGGCACAGGCACGGGCCGCGCTGGCGACCGGGCTGAGCGCTGCCTCTGTCGGCGGGGATGACAGCTGGATAACGGCCGATCAGCCCAACGCCGAGCAGTTCTGGGGCGAGCTGAGGCAGGTGCAGTCCATGATCGGGCTCACCGACTCCGAGGTTCGGTACATCCTGCTCAGGGCGGACGGCATGGGGTCTGGCGATGCCATGGAGACCGCGCTGCATGACGTGAGCGGCCTCCGTGCTCTGCTTGAGATGGATCCGGCCACTGTGCGCCGCGTCTACCGCACGCGGGCCGCTCGGCTCGAGCGTGAGCCTAGTGCGCTGCGGCTACTGGCATGGCTGAATACGCGGGGCGCTGAGCTCGGCATAGTCGACCGGTCACGGTGGCAGTGGTCCCTTGACGCCAGCGACAACACCCTGCGCGGCGTGATAGATGAGGTGCAGCACAGACTTGAGATGTCCAGACAGACTGGGCGTGAGGTACCCAGTGCCCTAGCGCAGGCAGCTATCCGTGCAGTGCATGAGCTCAACACGACGCATGGCATAGGCGCAGATGGCAGTGACGTGCAGGCCGGGGCCGTGATAATTGATGGCGCTGATAGGCTGGAGGACTGACGTATGGTGCCTCGTATCAGCCTGCCTGAGGTGGTCGGCAAGGGCTATGGAGAGTTCTGGCGCAGCACGCAGCGATATCAGGCGGTCAAGGGCAGCCGAGGCAGCAAGAAGAGCACCACTGCCGCCATGAAGATGATCTGGAGCATCATGCGTCAGCCGCTGAGCAACGGCCTCGTGGTGCGGCGCTACTATTCATCGCTCAAGGACTCGTGCTTCGCTCAGCTGATATGGGCCACGAATAGGCTGGGCGTATCGCACCTGTGGCGCTACACTCGTAGCCCGCTACAGATGTGGTATATCCCCACTGGTCAGACGATACTATTCCGGGGAATGGATGATCCGCAGTCAGTCACGTCAATAACCGTGCAGCACGGGTACCTCAATCTGGTGTGGGGAGAAGAATTCTATCAGGTCACCGATGAGGAGAGCTTCAACAAGCTGGACATGTCCATCCGTGGCGACATGCCCGACGGCTATCACAAGCAGATCATGCTCACGTTCAATCCATGGAATGAGCACCACTGGCTCAAGCGCCGATTCTTCGATGAGGCTGACCCCGATGTGCTGGCGCTGACCACGGACTACCGCTGCAACGAGTGGCTCGGCAAGGACGACCGCGCCCTATTTGAGAAGATGCGCGTGAGGTGGCCTCGCCGCTATCAGGTCGAGGGACTAGGCGACTGGGGCGTGAGCGAGGGCCTCATCTACACCGACTGGGAGTCCAGGCACGTCGACCGAGACTACCTACTGCACAGCCTATACAACGGCGAGCCGCGCGTGCGGGCCTTGTACGGCATGGACTTCGGGTTCGCACAGGATCCCACGGCAGCTGTTGAGGTGCTGGCTGACACGAAGAACGACGTCCTCTACGTCTCTGATGAGATCTACGAGCACGGGCTGACCAATGAGGCCATAGCGCATGCAATACGTGACCACGGCTGGGCTAGTAGGCGCATCACCGCCGATAGCGCTGAGCCGCGCACCATAGATGAGCTGTACCGCCTAGGCATTGAGCGCATAGTCGGCGCAGCCAAGGGACCGGACAGCATACGCGCCGGCATTCAGCGATTGCAGGACTACCATATGGTGATTGATCCGCGCTGCGTCAATGTCATCCGTGAGCTGAGCAACTACCAGTGGAAGACCGACCGCTATGACGGACACCTGCTGCCCAGGCCTCTTGAGAACGGTTTTGATCACGCCATGGACGCCATGCGCTACGCGACCGAGTCTCTCACTGGGCCGACCTTCAGCTTCAGTGAGGAGCGGCGCAGCAATGGCGGCTTTGATTTCGTATGATGGCATGAGGGCTAGTATTGTGATTAGAATGGAACATAGGAGACTATCGTCTGGAGGGCGACTGACATGCTCATCAATCTAGGGATGCTGCTGGGAGACCTGCAGCAGGACGGCGTCTTCACGCAGCGTCAGGACATGGCCGATGATACGTCGGAGGTGAGCTTCGGAGCGGACTTCGTGCAGTGGGTGATCGGCCGCTGGAGGGAAGACCCGCGCCTGCGCGAGATGATGCAGGGCCAGTCCTACTATGAGAATGACAATGACATCCATCGTCGCAAGCGCGCCATCTACGGATATACCGGTGAGGAGGAGACGCCGAGCTGGCTGACCAACAACCGCATAGCGCACCCGTTCCTCCGCAAGCTCGTCCGTCAGAAGATCGGCTACCTGCTCGGGCATCCGGTGCAGTGGGACGCTGATGACGCCACGCTGAAGAAGACGCTTGAGGAGTACATAGACAAGGACTTCCAGCGAGTGCTGCGCGCGGTGGCTACCAATGCCGTGGTGCAGGGGATCGGCTGGCTTCAGGCATACTATGACGACGACGGCAAGCTGCAGTTCAAGCGCATACCGGGCAGTGAGGTCATTCCGTTCTGGGCTGACAATGACCACACACAGCTCAGTGCCGTGATTCGCGTGTATGAGACGGCGCTCTGGCAGAGCGGGGACGTCATGCAGGAGGAGCACGCCGAGCTCTACACCACCGACGGCGTGATGCACTACGTCAAGGGCGTGCATGATGACGCATGGACCGTGGACTCAGACCAGCCCGTGACGCCTAACTTCATGACTAAGGACGCCAAGGGCAATGAGCAGGGCCGCGTGTGGGACCGCATTCCCTTCATCCCCATCAAGTACAATCCGGAGGAGCAGCCGCTTCTTCACTACATCAAGGACATCCTTGATGACTATGACCGCCGCGTTTCAGACATGTCGAACGCATTGCAGGATGAGCCGGACAAGGTGAAGATCGTCAAGAACTACGACGGCACTGACAAGCGGGCGTTCGTGCGCAATCTGGCGGAGCTGCACACGGCATTCGTGCGAGCGGACGGCGGCATGGACACCGTTGACACCTCCATCAGCGGCGATGCGGCGACTCAGCATATGGACCGGCTACGGCGTGATCTGTATGAGGCCGCAAGCGGCGTAGACACGCAGACCAAGGAGCTTGGCGATGCCAGCGGCGTGGCGCTGCGCTTCATCTACAGCGACCTTGACTTGGACTGCCAGATATTCGGCAGTGAGCTGAGCTGGGCGCTTGACCGCTGCCTGTGGTTCATCCTGCAGGACCTCGGCATTCCGGAGGATACCAATGTGGACTGGCACTACACCACTAGTACCATCATCAATGAGTCCGAGCGCATCACCAACATCAAGAACAGTCAGGGGCTGCTGAGCGACCGCACGCTGATAGCGGCGCACCCGCTGGTCACCAACGTGGACGCTGAGCTGAAGCAGATCAAGGATGAGGATGAGGCCAAGGCTGAGAGCATCAATGAGCTGTACAGCTTCAATCCTGATCAGCAGGTGCAGGTCACACAGAATCAAGGGCCGGACACCATCACGCAGACGCTGAGCAGTGCAGGACAGAAGCTGGCTCAGGCCAGTCAGGCAGCTGCCACTGAGCAGAACCGACAGGGTGCTGTAGCCGCAGCCAATGCCAGCAGCGGGGAGTGACTGAATGGCAATACCATACGTTGTCTCAGGAGCTGACTACTGGCAGCAGCGCGCCCTGCGTGAGGACGCCATGATGGATCAGCTGGCCACTCAGGCTGAGCAGAACCTCGTGAGCGTGATGAACGACCTGAATGATGGCATGCAGTCAGCGGTGGATCGGTTCATCGTGCAGTATCTGTCTGGCAAGCCGGAGGTCGCCTACAGTGATCTGGCACAGACGCTACAGCCCGCTGAGCTCAAGCGCTACCGCGCTGCTGTCAATCGACTCAAGATCAACGGAGTTCCACAGACCAAGGCCGCTGCCAAGCTCGCCAACGCCTCCAAGAAGGTGAGCCGCATTGACGCGCTCACCAATGAGCTGAGTCAGTGGCTCAACAACGGCGCGGCGGGCATACAGCGCGTGATGGACCCGCAGCTACAGGCCACCTACGACGTAGAGAAGACCCTCAGAGCCGGAGCTATGAAGGGAGCCGGGATAGGCGTCAGCTTCGCCAAGAACAGCCCGTATCAGCTCCGTTCTGTGATGAATCAGAGGTGGCTGGGCAGCAGCTACAGTGATAGAGTCTGGAAGCAGAAGGACGCGCTGCTTGCTCAGCTGGCTAAGAGCCTGCCACAGATGTTCATCGCCGGGGCTGACAACAACGCCATCGCCAAGGAGCTTCAGCGCGTCACCGGGGTCAATCAGTCGGCGGCGAACAGGCTTATCCGCACCGAGGGAGCCAAGGTCGCCACTCAGGCTGATCTTGATCTCTACAAGGACGCCGGGCTTGACACCTACGTGTACATGGCAACCCTAGACGGACGCACGAGCGAGATATGCAGGCAGATGAACGGCAAGAAGCTTGATGTCAGCAAGCTAGAGTCGGGCGTCACCGCGCCTCCGCTGCATCCCAACTGCCGCAGCACCACCGTGCCAGACGTCGACACCAGCGACATAGACGAGGTGAGCGTGCTGGAGTCCGAGGAGGCCGTAGCCAATAAGTACGGCGGCATAGCACGGCCCCGCAACGCACAGGGAGTCATCGTGGTGGACTCGCCGGACGTCATCACCAAGCGACTCGCCACTGCCAAGGCCCAGAAGCAGCGGAAGACTGAGTCACCGAAGTCACTGGAGCTCACGCCAACGCATCACTGGGCCAACGTGAAGGATGGTGAAGGGCTTCTTATTGATGAGATGTATCTTCACGTTCCTGACATGACTGATACGCCGACGCAGCAGTTCAAGAAGCTGCATAGGTTCCCTGACGAGGAGACACCAGCAGTGATTCGAGCCGATGGTACCAAAGCCAATCCAAGGTTCCTGGAGCAAAGGGGCTACAGAATCAACTGCCAGACATGCGTCGTTGCCTATGAGGCCAGACTTCGCGGATACGACGTTGAGGCCAAGGCGTACCGAAACACCGGAATACAGTATGAGATGTCCACGTTGTCTAAGTACAATGGTGGTGTAATCGCGCAGTTCGGTCCAAAGGCCATTGCAACGCCAATCAAGATTGATCCAAGTGACAGTGCGGCCACCGACAGACTCTTGCGCAGCTATGTTCCCAAGGTAGACTCTCGGTTTGTCATGGAGGTGGGCTGGAATGATGCTCATGGTAGGCTGGTATCTGGGCATATTGTCAATGTTGAGGCCATGCCAGTGGGCGACGGCAGCAATTTTGAGCTTGTGGTGATTGACGCACAGAGTGGGCGCGTCGGTGCACTCAGCTATTGGATTGATGAGCACCGAAGCCGGCTGAATGAGAACATAGCATTGGCCCGCGTTGACAATCAGCCCATCAATCCGGAAGTGATCACCACGCTGAAAAATTCGTAGCAGTACAGACCTATTGAGAATGAATGGAGGTGCCTATGCAGGTATTGAATGAGGCGCAGGCTCAGAACATCGCCGAGGCGCTGGTGAATCAGCAGGGGGACAGGCTTCTGGGGTTTGATAGCATGTACGGCAAGAAATACATCTACAACGTGCTACCCAAGGAGGCGAATTCCGTTGACGATTGCATCGGTCTTCCGACGCTGGTGCTGGTGAGTGCAGACGGATCTGCTAGGTATGCCACGCCCAGCGAACAGGAACGATATGTTACCGGAAAACTGGTGTAGTGGCGTATAATGATGAGTTGTAAGGCAAATCGTGTCGCATCACGGTAACTGCGTAAGCCAAGAGAAAGAATGAACATGGACATAACCAAGGAAGCGCTGACGGCGATCGGTCTTTCAGATGATCAGGCCGACAAGGTAGTACAGGCGCACGCTGACAGCATCAACGGAAAATTCATTCCGAAGTCTCGGTTTGACGAGGTGAATGAGCAGCTCAAGGACGTCAGGGGACAGGTAGCTGAGCGAGACACTCAGATTGCCGGACTCAAGAAGTTCCAGGGAAGTGCCGACGAGCTCAAGGCTAAGGTTACTGCGCTTCAGGAGGCAAATACCAAGGCTTCTGAGGAATATGCCTCCAAGCTTGCCTCCGTTCAGAAGACCTATGCGGTGCGCAGTGCCATCGGCACTGACGCACAGGACCCTGACCTGCTGCTGAAGCTGATTGACATGGATAGCGTCTCTATCACCGGTGAGGGCAAGGCGATTGGGGTCAGTGAGCAGATTGACACGCTTCGCAAGGATCGCCCCTATCTCTTCAAGACCAAGGCATCTGAGGGAGCTGAGGGCACCGATGGAGCCGACGGAGCAGGCAAGGGCGGCGTGCGAGGCTTCAGGCCACCGGAGAGCGCCATCACTGCTGCTGCGGGAAGCAAGCAGTTTGACGCTGAGAAGTTCGGCTCCAAGCTCGCTGAGGCACGTAATGGCGGAATGGCAGCATCGAAGGCAGCAAGTGACTACTACTTCCACGACGGAGTAGCGCCTACCGCCACACATGCAGGAACTGAAAAGTAGGCGATCATGATAAGTGAGACGCTGCATGAGCAGGAGCGCACGATTCTGCAGTTTCCGGATGGAGCGCGCGCCTATGCGCACACGTTCAGTGCCACTGAGGACGCATCCGTGGTGGTCACTGATCCAGTGACCGGTGCCCGGACGATTCCGGCTGGCACCATCTACCCGGCCAATGATGCCACGGCCACGGGAGTGGTGCTCAAGATGGTGGACGTCACCAGCGGTAGCGCGTCAGGCGCGCTGCTCTTCGTGGGCGATGTGCGCGCCGCACGTCTGCCTGAGGACCCGACTGATGATGCCAAGCGTGCGCTCCCTAGGATCACCTGGTTTCCAGAGGTGACCTATCCGTCAAATGGCGGCGGGTATGGCACCGCAGTAGCCGCCGCCATTGCGGCGCTTGCGCCTGTGTCCGTGGCTGAAGCCACTGACGCGACTACCGCAGCAGAACTGGCAAACGCCAACAAAACTGCGGTCAATGCCATCATCGCTGCTCTCAAGGCGTAGCGGCAGCGCTATACTTGTAACCGTAGCGGCAACACAACAAAGATAAGGGGCCGACAATGGCTGGATATCATGAAACACAATACACGACCAAGGGCAGCGTCCTTGCGCACCCGACCGGCTACTCTGCCTACCCGCAGATAGTAGCCGCCACTGACGCAGCCGTCGCCACGGTAGATGGAGCCAAGGTGCTGCTCGGCGGTACGGTGTATCCCAAGAATGACGCCACTGCCAAGGGCGTGGTTCTGCAGGACTACGCCTTCGCCGATGGAGACGCCACGGTGCAGGCCGCGATCGTCTATGTCGGCGACGTCAAGGCCAGCGCTCTCAAAACGCCTCTGACCA